CACGGGTGAAGACGGCTCCACTACAGGAAAATGTTTTATCAATTTCCTGATGGCGTCATCTAGCCATTTCACAGTCTCCCAGTAACCAGAAAAGTACATCTGGTTACGGAAAGAGATTAGCGAAATAACTCCCGTCGCGTTCATCCGATGTGTAGGGAATGCATCGCGGAACTTGACGATACTAACGTCATGCCCCGAATAGTATTCCTTACCGCAAGACTCTCTGAACCTACCGGTCCAGAAAGACTTGGCCGTATTAACTTTTGCACCAAAATGCTCAAGCATACGGACAACGGAGCGCACATGTTCTACGGGGATAATAATATCATCACCGTAGATACGCACCTTACCAACATACTGTTTAACAGTACGCTGGTCAAGGGATGTGTTGAGCTCTTGTTCAATCCCAAGGAAGACCAAGGTAAGAAATACCATGGCCTCCATAGGAAAACACAAGGCTGAACCCATATTCGCGAACTTGGCTAGGCGAATTTTGCCATAGCCACGAACGTCAGCCTTCCGGCTTCTGCATGCATCGACCGCCCCATGCAAATGAGGGTGATCGGACAGCATCTGCCGTACGAGCTGATTGGAAACGCGATCGGAGGCTTCACTCAAATCGAGTGTAGCCAGTCCCTGGAGCAGGGACCCACTCTCAGCCATACGCTGATTAGGCGTTTGGTCTGAGAATCCGAGGAAGGATCCAAGGTAGTCATTCCCGCGTTTGCGGGAACCTTGGAGAGCTTCCAGAAGCAAAGGCAGAATAGCCTGCTGCGCATATTGCATCGCAACAGGCTCCATGCCAATGATTCTAGGCGTTTTCATCGTTTTAGGAACCGTGATCACTTTAACTGCGATCTCGGAACCGGGTTCGAGGAAGTCCACCTGGTCCAACTTCTCCCAATAGGAGAAATTGGGTAGGAGCATTTCCCCAGAAGGGAAATACTCCTCCAGACGGGCGGGCCAGGTCTCCTGCCGATACTTCTCATTTCCTGAGAAGCCATCAGCAGTGGAACCAGGACCGTGCTTCGGAATAAGGCCTTCGCCGTAATAGATCTCACGATCTACATCGGTTAGGGCCTTACCAAAAAGCAACCGCGACACACGATGAAAGTCCTCCAAATCCTTGGGGGACCTTCGTGAGTCGTGGAACCGGACTTCCTGCTCACACTCGATAAAACCACGCATAGCTTGAGCGTTCCTGTCATCGCTGACAGGTAACTCAATCTTACTATACATCAACGTAAGTTGGCGTATAGCAATGATTGCATCTATGCATGGATCGTCGAGCAACACACCACTAGAACGGTCGAACACACGATCGAGGAAACCTCCGAGAAATCGGGGGAGCCCTCTCTTTCGCTTGAATGAAGCGAAAGAACGACGATCGACCTTGCCTTGGTCAAGACTTTTTTCGAAGTCCTTTCCAAAGCTCGGTAGGGTTATCGTAAGAAACGACAACCCCTCATGTTCGTACCGACCCTGGACAGTTTTTATGTCCATGGTGGCGCAAGTGCAACACCAAGTAGCCGATTCATTGGCTACCTTTTGCCAGAGCAACAATAGGCTTTTCATAGTCCCTCCTAATAGAGGTGGCTAATCCTAGCCTATAGCTGTCGATCAGTCACGCATGGAGATCACCTGGCCGGCTAAGGCCAGAGTAAACGATCTCCAACCGCGAGGATCAGAAAGACGATGATCAGCATCCAGAACACGACCAACATACAAATGGCCGTGGTAAGGACAATGTCCATCGTCCTTCCCAGAGTACGGTAATTCGGACGTTTCCCTCTGGTTTGAGGGCGACGACCGTTTTCCGTACTCAGCTCTCCCCACCAAGAAGCTTGGTGATGAGAGCGTCCGAAGTGGCGGTGAACGCGGTTTTAAAACCCGTGTACACAGCCAACGCCTCTGCGTTCGTATACCCAGCAACAGGCACGTCGAAGACCATGTAGTTTGACATGGACACCTTCGTGTTCTGCGCTGGGATGAACGGATCAGCG